CTTAACTGCAAAAACTAAAAAAGATTTCACAATCAATTATTGTAAGAAACATGGAACAATTCCTAATTTAATATCTCCTGCTAATAAAATAATAATTATTGATGGAATTTGTAAACAGAGAACTTATCATGAATTAGAATCATATCAACCAATGTGGTGGTATGATCTAAAATTTGGTAAAACTTTAGATTGGGTGTCTTCAGGAAATCCAGTAGAATTTGCCAAAGATAAAGGAGCAGTAGTAGATTATCTAACTTTCTCTCCTTTAGATAATAAAAGGGAATTAGTACAAGTCATGGAAAAAGAGAATTATGAACATTATAATTTCTTAAAAGAAATAGAAGAAGACCTTATTCCAAGTTATGTTATATCTACAAATTCTAGAGATAAAAGTCATAAATATCCATTACCATGTAGATTATGTGATAAAGAGAAAGAACAGAAGCCTGAGGGAAGAAAATTCGGAGTAGCAACAGCTCCATTTAAACATTATATGAGTAGTTTAATGTCAAAAGCTAAAAAAGTCTTATCATATTTTGAAGGAAATTATATGACTATGACGGATATTCAAAGGAAAAATGATGCACACGAAATAGCCCAATTATTAGAAGATAAAGATAATTATTCTATATTATTAGATATAGAAGGACACAATCAATCAATGCAACCAGCTAATACATATCAAATATTAGAATTCTGTGGATCACTATTCGGAGAAGATAATTGGGGAAAATTATCATATTTATTCAATAAATTAACAGTTTATTATTATAATCATTATAAAGATGATGTCATTGTTTCTCAAGGTCAGATTGGTGGTATTGAAGGTTGGATGAATCCTATATGGACATTAGTGACAAACCAACAAATAAGATTATTAAACGAAACAACACAATTGAAAATAGTAAAACAAGCTTGTTATTCTGATGATGTTCAAATAGTAATAACTATGACAAGCGCAGATCATAATGAAATCTCTTCATCATTAGATATTGTAAGTAGAGAGATTAAGAAAGGAGGATTCATTGTTA